AGGGCCAGGCTGTCCAGCACCGCGCTGTCCCAGCGGTGCACCTGCGACGGCACGCGCGTCGCAAGCACTCCGGCGTCGACCGCGCGAGCCAGACCGTCGAGGTGCGCGACCTCGTACACGACGCCGCCCACGACCTGCCGCACGTCGGTCATGCTGAGCGCACGGTTCGGCTCGACCACACACAGGCCGACGTGGAACGGGGCGTGCGTGCGCTGCACCCACGACCGCAGGCCGAGGTAGTCGTTGCGCATCACCGCGACCCGCTCGGTGGCGATGTCGTTCCAGATGACCTGCGCGTCGGTCCTGGCGTCGGTGATGGCACCGCAGTCCACGAACACGGGTGCGCCGAACGCTGTGAGCGTGCGCAGCCTGCCGTGGCGCTCGACCTCGTTGGTGCCGAGCGAGGCCAACGGCACGACGACCAGGCCGGGCTTGACCTCGACGCGCTCGCCCCACGGTGCAGCCGACTGCCCGAGGGCAGCGGCCACATCGCCGCAGCAGTCCACGATGTACACGCGACGTGGTGTGCCGAAGCTCTCCTCGTTGAGCCGCTTGTGGTGTGCGAGGGCGAGCAGGATGGTGGTGGTGGTGGTGCCGACGCCACCCTTGGCGCCGATCACCCCGACAATGTTGCTGTCCATTGGTGTCTCCCTTCAGGGCTGCCGAGTTGCAGCGGGCAGCAGCACCGGCCAGTCGGTCGGTGCTGCACCCTCCGTCACTCGAAGCTGGCGAGTGCCGCCTTCAGGAACCGCACAAGCGTGGACGCCTTGTTCTTGGCGGCGATGATGTTGGCGGCTGCGTCGGTGCCGTGCGCCTCGCGCACCATGTCCTGCACGATCAGGTCGCGTGCGGCGAGCAGCACCTCGTACTCCAGTTCCAGGCGCTCGATCTCGTAGCCGAGGTCGGTCCTGTTGGTGTACGCACGCACCACGGCGTAGGTGGCCTCGCGCTGCACGTTGCTGTTCGCCAGGTTCCAGATGGGGGCGAGGTGCTGGATGGCGTCGTGCACGACGACGTTGGGGATTGCACTCATCATTGCGTGTGTCTCCTTGTCCGTCCGTTCCCGTCGGGAACGGTGGGCGCAGCACCGACCATCGGGCCGATGCTGCACTCACCGTCACCGTGCGTTGAACAGGTCCCGCATCAACCCTTCGAACACCGGCAGGTGCACGGGCTTCGACGGTGCCTTGTGCGGCAGGGACTGCTGCCGCAGCTTGCGCAGCACTGCCGACAGCGACGCGTGCGGGTGGCCTACGCCACCGTGCCGCACCTTCACGTCGGCCATGCGGTGCCGCAACGCCTCGTACGCGTCGAGCGGTGCGCCGTCGAAGGTGGCGGTCGTGGCGGTGGTGGTGCACAGGTCTGCGCACTCCTCCCGCAACGCACGCACGTTCATGCCGGTCAGCTTCGTTACCTTGGTCTGCATTGCCGTCCTCCTCGTTGGTGTGGTCTGCGTCACGACCGGCCGTAGATGCACTGGGTGCGCTTGCGGGCCGAGTACGTGTCGTCCTCGTCGGCCGGGTTGATCTCCCAGCCGACATGCTGCGCCATCGCGACGCCGACGCGCACCGCCTCGCTGATCTTGCCAGCGCAGGTGGTGTGCACGACCTTCGTCTTGCCGAACGTGCTGAACGTCGCTGCGTCGATCGCAGCTTCGGCTGCTGCCTTGGCGACCGGGTTGTGGATCTCGATCAGGAACGCGCCGTGCCGCTTGGTGATCGTGACGGCCACGCCGAACGTGGTGTTGGGTGCAGTGGTCTGGTTCATGGGGTGTCTCCCGTGTCTCGTTGGAGTGCTGTCGGTTGGAAACAGCAGACGCAGCACCGACCGAAGCCGGTGCTGCACCTGCCGTCGCTTCCGTAGCGACTAGGCGTACACGACCGAGCCGTTGGCGTCGACGCGCACGGCGCAACCGCTGCGGTCGGCCACCATGATCGAGTCGCGGCCGCAGTGGTTGGTAACGGCAGCGCCGCTGATCTTCAGGTACGGGAAGCCCTTCGCCGTGAAGCCGATGACCTCGGCTTCGACGTCGGCCTCCACCATCCAGCGGCGCACCTCGCCGCCGTAGCCGCGCAGTCGAATCGGCTGGCCGACGGCGTCGGGCATGGCGGGCAGGGGAATGCGCCCCTCGGCTGCGATCTCTTCGAACGTGCTCATGTTGGTTGTTCTCCTTGTTCGGTTGGTGGCCGTTCAGTCGTTGCGGTCGTCGAGGTTTTCTGCCAGGAAGAAGGCAAGCTTCTCGGCCCGGTCGTACGCGGCGTCGATCATGTCGTAGGCGTCGGTGTCGGTGCACTTGTCGACGGCGTCGAGCGCCAGGCCGAGTGCGTAACGCTCCCGCTCTGCCTTGGCGTACTCGTGGGCAACGTCTTCGCGTGTGAAGTGCAGGTCGACGGCACGGTGTGCCTCCAGCACTTCCTTGTCGGTGGTTGCCTTGAGGGCGTAGTCGAGGCAGGCGTCGCGGGTTTCGTCGCTCAGGCCCGTGAAGTAGATGTCGTTGGTGCGCATTGGGTGTGTCTCCCTTGTGTTGGTGGGTGCTGTTGGTCTCAGGAACAGCGAACGCGACAACGGCGCAGGGTTGCGTCGTTGCCGCACTCTCCGTCACCGGACCTCGCTGCCGTTACCGGCAGGCTGAGGTACCACGTTGTTCGCACGTGGTCACACGGGAACGAACCCACGATGAGAAGCACTCCACCCCGTCAGGGTTGCGGTTCCGTTCGACACGTTGCATCAACGCCGCGCCTTGTCTGCCTTTCGGCTGCGCTACGGCATCGCTACAACAACGGTGTTCCGCTTTCGCCGCTCCGTAGGTTGCGGTGCAACCTGGGTCCTCGTAATGGGTAGTCGGTGCGGCTGCTCGGGGCTGCGTCTGTCGGCCACTTGCTCCAACGGCCCGCCGTGCGGCGGTTCGTGTCTAGTGCTTCAGGCTGCGTGCGGTTCGCTTCGTTGCGTCGGTTGTGGTCTTGGCTGCCTTTCGGCTGCGCCACCTTGCTCCGTCGCTCCACTTGCCGCAGCGCCAACGTGGTCGCTCACGCGCTTGTCGTGCTGCATCGTTGCGTCTATGTCCCAACCACCTGCCGGGGTTCGTTCCCTGCAACGGCCCGCTGCACTTTCACGCATTGCCCTGTCCCCTCCCGTGGTTGCACTGTGCGGTGCGTGCAGCATTGTCTGCCTCTCGGCTGCGCTGTTCGTCACGCCCGCTCTGCCTTGCGGCTGGTCGACCACGCTAGGAGCCTTTGTCCGGTCCTGCTCGGTGCGGCGGTGGTGGTTGGTGAGTGCCCTTCGGACCAGCATGGTCTGCCTCTCGGCTGCGCTGCGTCCGGTGCACTCGGTTGTCAATGTGCTGTCGGCGTGTCGGGCGCTGTGCCGACCGGGTGGGCGGGCCTTGTCTGCCTTGCGGCTGCGCCGTGCCTTCCCGTGCCTCGGGGCCTTGTCTGCCTTGCGGCTGCGCCCCGTTGGGGCACACCGTAGCCTCCCGCTGGCAACAACAACAACCACCCCGTCCTACCAGGCGAAACGCACCTCCATATAGGTAGGTGTCCCGGCAGGGCACCCGGCGGGCCTGCGGGCAGGCCTACGCGCCGCAGGTCGCGCAGGTGCAGGCGTCGTGCCGCAACCACATGACCTTCGGGTCACCGTGATCGCACACGACAAGCTCGCGCACCTCGGACGGCACACGACAAACATGACAGGGCTGCGGCGCGAACTTCATCGGCCACCACGGGCGCGTGTCGCTCACGACAACGCTGCTCGCTGCGCAGCAACGCGCGCACGACAATCTTGCAACAGACAACGCCAACGCCCGGTCCACGGTGCGACAGTCATTGCCGCACCGCAGACCGAACACGTCGGCGGGACCGCATCGGTCAACACGCACTCCAGTGCGAGCAGCCACGCCCACCGTTCCACAACTCGCGTGCCTTGGCATCCTGCACCGCCTCGGGTGCATCGCTCGCGTGTTGGTAGCCGCCGTATCCGTTCCATGTGCTGTCGAGGAACTGGTACTTGCCGCTCGCTGTCGAGTGGGGGTTCTTTGCGTTGGTGGTCATGTTGCTCTCCCGACGGCAGATGTAGTCGGGGATGGCGCACGCGTTCTGCGCCGGGGTCAGACCGCCGGCCGACCCGGTCTGCGCAGACCGCGATGTGCGTTGCGTGGTGGTGGTGCGTTGCCGCTGCCGTTCGGCCTCGGCGGCGAGGCGGGCCTGCTCGGCTCGTTGGTTGGCGGCGACCGCCTCGAACCATGCGGCTACTGCTGCGGGGTCCACGGTGGTCGTGGTTGTCTCGACGGTGGCGGGCACGGTCGGGGCAGCGGTGGACGGGGCGTCGGATCGTTGGGCGCTAGCGACATCGGCGCAGGCGGCGAGGACAAGGACGAAGGTGCACGCCAAGAGGCGGCGGGTACGGGACTGCACGTCATGGCTCTCCTGTTTGGCAATAAGGGCGCGACCCCGAGGGTCGTGCGGGCTGCCGCCAGACACGTTGTCGAACAGTCGCCCGCCCTGCACACGGTAGGGGAGCGGTACGACTGCGCGCAGTGGCCTCGGGTTCCCTATATGGAGCCTGGAGCTTCGTTGATTTGTAGCGGTGAACCGCAGAAAAGCTGTTACGCGTTCGTTGCCGCAGGTAGACGGCGACATCGGCGCGTAACGACTGTCCGAGGTTCGGCGCGGGCAAACTTCGTAGACACCACAACTCGGAAGTATCGTGTAACTTTCAGCGTTGGATTTCGGATAAACCGACTGGAGGTAACCAATGACAATGCGGGGACCGGGCGGCGACCACAACGACGTCGCCAGGCTGACCAGGCTCATCGACATTGCAGGGCATGTCCCACCCTTCGACAGACTTACCAGGGACCTCTACGGCGGCTGGTCGTACACGCTGGAGACGAACGTGTACCTACTCGCCCGTGCCGCTTGCCAGATCTCGCAAGCCACCGTCGCCAAACACCTCGGCGTCAGCATCGAGACGTACCGAGCATGGGAACGCGGCGAACGTGCACCACGCTACGACCACGCACTGCGCCCACTCCTGCGCAACTACCTGACCGAGCAACTGCACCAACAACTGGAACGCAGACAGCGCGGACAGCTAGACGCCTACCAACATGCGACACGCACCAGTCGGCGCGGCCGCCCGATTGCGAGCTGACCGTGAGCGACAACGAGTACCGAGTGTTTGGCCCACCGGGCACCGGCAAGACCACGTTCCTGTCAACACAGGTTCGCAAGTGGTCAGCCGAACGTGGCAGCGACCAGCTAATGCTCGCCAGCTTCACACGCACCGCCGCCGCCGAGATGGCAGGCCGCGACCTACCGCTACGCCGAGAGCAGATTGGCACCCTGCACTCGTTCGCCTACCGGTCGCTCGGCCTGCACCGTGGACAAGTGGCCGAGAGCCACATCGCAGACTTCAACGCCGAACACCCGGCCTACCGACTATCGGGCGGCAACAACGACCCCGAAGACGTCTCCATGTCGGTAGGCGGCAACGAAGGCGACCAGCTCATGATGCAGGCGCAAGCGTTACGCGGCCAGCAGACCGACGTTGCATGGTGGCCCGCTCGCGTGCGTTGGTTCCACGACGCATGGAACACATGGTGCAGCAGCAACGATCTCATCGACTTCACCGGCATGATCGAACTCGCACTGCAAGAAGTGCCCGCCGCACCCGGCAACCCGAGCATCGGCCTGTTCGATGAAGCACAGGACTTCACGCCACTGGAACTCGCACTCGTTCGCCATTGGGGCGAACGCATGGACACGGTGCTCATCGCAGGCGACGACGACCAGTGCATCTACGCCTTCAAGGGTGCCAGCCCCGACGTGTTCCTCGACCCGCCGCTCCCCGACAGCCAGAAGAAGGTGCTGTCGCAGAGCTACCGGGTGCCGCTCGCCGTGCACCGTGTCGCGCAGTCGTGGGTGGAGCAGCTACGCCGCCGGGAAGCCAAGGAGTACGCGCCACGCACCGAGAACGGCGAGCCGGTGCAGGGTTGCGTGCGCATCCTGTCGGCCGGTGCACACATGCCCGAGCCGCTAATCGACGACGTGTGTGCACAAGCCGAAGCAGGTCGTACCGTCATGATCCTTGCGACATGCGGGTACGTCCTCCAACCAATCGTGCGCAGGCTGCGCGAGCGGGCCGTACCGTTCCACAACCCGTACCGCACGAAGCGCGGCGACTGGAACCCGCTCGCACCTGGCACCGCACAACGCAAGATGCCCGTCGACCGTCTGCTCGCATACCTGCGCCCCGACACCGACACATGGGGCGACCAGGCACGCATGTGGACGTGGGGCGAGATGCAAGCGTGGCTCGACGCCCTTCGCTCCGACGGCCTGCTCAAGCGGGGAGCCAAGACCTGGCTGAAGGGACAGACCGCCAACGCCGTCGCCGACTACGCCGACGCCTGCGCCCGCCTCTGGGCCGACGAAACCAGCGACGCCGTGCACGGCCTAGAGCAAGGCGACCTCGACACGTTCCGGCAGTTACTCCTCGCCAAGCGTGCAGCGCCCTACGAGTTCCCGTTGGCAGTCGCACGCACGCACGGCCCGCAGACTTTGCGTAAGGCACCGTCCGTAGTCGTGGGCACCATCCACTCGGTGAAGGGTGGGCAGGCCGACGTTGTGTACGTCCTGCCCGACATGAGTGCGCAGGGCATGGCGCAATGGATGGACGAGTACGGGAGAGGCGAACGCGACAACGTCATCCGGCAGTTCTACGTCGGCATGACCCGTGCCCGCGAGGAGCTTGTCGTGTGCGAAGGGCGCATGAGGTCGGTGCCGCTAGACACGTGGGTCCGCACCAAGAGCGCCTAGTGTTCCAATGTCCTGAGGGAAGTGTCTCCCCCTCGGGGCATTCAGAGTGGCCCGGTCCTGATTGCGCCAGGACCGGGCCACTCGCCCGATAGGCTCCCCGACCGTGGTGAGCGCAACGCCAAAGGAGACGACCATCGCTAAGGCGATCGTGACGTTCCTGCGCAGCCTGCCCCGGTCGTGGGCGCGCAAGGTGCACGGCGGTCCTTACGGCAACGTCGGCGAACCCGACATCGACGCCTGCATCAACGGGCGCACCGTGAAGATCGAAGTCAAACGGCCCGGTGCCGAACGCACTGTCACCGCCAACCAACGCGTCGCCATCGAACGATGGGAACGAGCCGGTGCAGTTGCATTCGTTGCGACCAGCGTCGAAGAAGTCCAGCAACGTCTCGCCAGCGAAGGGATCCTGCCATGAGCGCCCACATCAACATCGTGAACAGCACCGCCGCCCTGGTCCCCGTGGACGACGTGAAAGTGCACCCCGACAACCCGCGGCGCGGCGACATCAAACAGATCGCACAGTCCATCGAAGCCAACGGCTTCTACGGTGCGCTCATCGTGCAGAAGTCCACCGGCCACGTCCTCGCAGGCAACCACCGACTGCAAGCTGCCATCGCGCTCGGCATGAAGAAGGTGCCGGTGCAGTACGTCGACGTGGACGACACCACCGCCGACCGCATCCTCCTCGCCGACAACCGCACCGCCGACCTGGCGAGCTACGACGACGCCGACCTGGCGCGCGTGCTGTCCGACCTTGCAATCGGCCAAACGCTCACCGGCACCGGCTGGACCAACGACGACCTGGACGACCTGCTCGCCATCCTCGAACGAGACACGCCGCCCGGCGCGCTCGACATGGAAGAGATCACCGAGGAGATGCGGCAGGCTGCCGGTCAGCCACGCCTCGTCATCGACACCACCACCGAGATGATCGAACGGTTCCGCAAGCTGGAAGGCGACACCGACCACGACAAGCTGGAGAGCATCATGCCCCCGGTCGAAGGTGAGGCCGGCGAATGACCAGCATGACAATCGACCTCCTGCTCTCGTACGCGTTCCACAAGGACCGCGACCTCAACGTCATCCGTGCCGCCATCGGCAACGACGGCCTGCTCCTTGTGGACTCCGGTGCGTTCACCGCACACCGCACCGGCATGAACATTTCGCTCGACGCCTACGCCGACTACCTAGAGCGGTGGCGTGGCGTGTACGACGCCGCCATGACCCTCGACGTCATTGGCGATGCGAAGGCGACATGGGCCAACACGCGCAAGCTGTGGGACCGCGGCTACGACGTCATCCCGGTGCACACCGGCAGGGCCAGCCTCGCAGACTTCGACGCAATGTGCGCCGAGACGGACTACATCGCACTCGGTGGCCTGGTCGGCATCCCCTCCAACGACAAGAAGCGTGCGTACATCGCCGGGCTGGTCGAACGCGCACGACGCAGAGGTGTTGCCACCCACGTCCTCGGCATGAGCAGCGGCGGCAGCGTTCGTGCCGCTGCACCCTGGTCGTGCGATGTGTCCACTGCCAGCCGGTCGCTCACGTTCGGGTCCGTGGTTCTCTACACCGAAGGGCGCGTCACCGCCGTGCAGATGAACGACTTCCCCACCCTGCGCCGCTACCGACAAGAACTGTCCGACCACGGCCTCAGCATCAAGGCCATCATCGAAGATCCGTTGTCGCACGACAACACCCTCAAGCGCATCACGGCAGGCCTCGCAGCCATGACAGCGTTCGGCTACGACCTACGCAAACGTGTCGTGGCCGAACCGCCCAAACGACTCGCAGGGCGCACACCGGGACCGCGCATCTGTAGCGCACTCACGACCCAGGAGACAGTGGAAATGGCAGTCGCGTTCGCCAACGACGGGCAGTTCGCTGCACCCGTCCCCCGAGTAGTTGCACGCCGACTGGAGCAGCCATGAACCACTTCCCGGTCCGCAACCGCTACGAACAGTTCACCATCGCCGTCGACCTCGACGGCTGCCTCGCACCGTTCGCTCAGGGCGAGAAGCTGGACTTCCCCAACTTCGAGCTCGTCGCCATGCTGCGCAGGCTCGCACACCGTTACAACGTCGTCGTGTTCTCGGCACGGCCCGCCGCACATCACCACATCGTGCGGCAATGGTTGGACGAATGGAACGTGCCCATCTCGCAGATCTGCCTCGGCAGTAAACCAGCCGCCGACGTGTTTGTAGACGACCGTGGCCTGCTCCCCCCGTTAGAAGTCCTTGAGGCCTACATCGAACGCCTCGCGCACGGCTGCGACCTTGAAGCACTGACGTTCGGTGCAGACCAAGGACCGTTCTCCGCGCAGATGGCCGCATGTTGGGAGAACCCCGACTACACGCCTGACCCTGCGCGCAGCGAACGGTTCCTTGTCGACGTGCCGTTGTCGGGTGGTATCGACAGCACCACCGCATGGCTCATGGCGCTTACCGCCGGGCTGCCCACTCATGCCACCTACGTCGACACCGGCGCGGGGTACAGCCAAGACGAGTGGGATGTGGTCAAGGCCATCACCGCCGACATCGGCACCGACGTCGACTACATCCATCGGCCCGTTCGGTTTCAGCAGTGGCAGCATGTCGACCGTGCCCGCAACGCTGTCATCGTCTACACGATTGCCGACAAGTACCAGGCGACAGACCAGTGGGGCGAGATCTGGTTTGGAAACATTGCCGAGTGGGCCGAGACGCCGATCTACGGTGGCGACAAGTCGCACCGTTGGCTGCTCACCATGCAACAGCTCCTGACCGTCGAAGGGTACGACGTGCGCCTCGCATCACCATTGGGCAGCATGACCAAGGCCGACGCGGTCGCATGGTGTGTACGCAACGGCTGGACCGACGTCATTGTGCGCACCCGGTCGTGCTACACGCCAGGCATGACTTCCTGCGGTCAATGCCGCTCATGCTTCCGGCGTTGGATCGCGTTGGAAGCCAACGACCTGAACGGCCACCCCGACGCGTGGCCGGGCACCACACTCAACTTCACTGCACAGGCACGCGACCTGCACGCACATGCCGTAGGCGAAGGCGTCGAATGGTCGCTGCGACGTGTGCGCCCTGCACTTCGGCTCACCGAACGGTGGCTCTAATGATCATCCTGCACGTCGGCCTACCCAAGACCGGCACGACCAGCATCCAACGTGCGCTCGACAGCAACCTTCCGCGCGCGACCTACACCGTGTTCACCAACCAACACACCGCCGCCGACGGCAACGGCTGCAACGATTGGGGATGGGAAGCGGCAGGACTGCAGATCGACGGTGCAACCCTGCAACGTGCGACCAGTCGCAGCGCATGGCACGCCATCGTCACCAACGCACGCGCCGCACGTCGCGACGGCAAGATCGTCGTCATCAGCCACGAATCGTTGTGCATGGCCGACCGCAAGGCGGTGCAGCACATCGCAGCCGAACTCCGGCCCGACATCGTCATCGTCACGGAAACCGGCCTATGGCGGCTTCTAAAGCGACGTCACCGGGAGCTTGGCAAGTTTGGCGCACACCGCCGATTCGCAGTGTGGGCGGCGACGCTGCTGCCACCCCGACTCGGGTGGCCCAACCCCGACGCCGTCGCCGTCCTGCCCCGTGTCGTCGCCCGGCGTTGGATGCGCACCGGCTGCATCGTTCGACGTGTCGACACCACCACCGACGCCATCACCAACTTCTGCAATGCCGCAGGACTTCCTGCCATGCCCGAACGGTACGACAACACCCGACAAGGACCAGCATGAGAATCAGCAAGCGCATCGAGTTCGACGCCGGGCATCGTGTCCCGCACCACACGTCGAAGTGTTCCAACCCGCACGGCCACCGTTACGTCGTCGAGGTTGAAGTCGAAGGCATCATCCAGCCCGCCGACGGACGCTCCGAGGGCGGCATGGTCATCGACTTCAGCGTCCTCAAGGACATCCTCACCCTGTACGTCCACGACGTGTACGACCACGGGTTCATCGTGTGGGCAGGCGACGACGCCATGCTCGACGCGCTCGACAACAGCCTCGGCTGGAAAGTAGTTGTCATCGACAGCGTGCCCACCGCCGAGAACCTCGTCGGCATCATTGCCGACGACATCGCACCGCACCTGCACCGCGAACACATGCGCCTGTCCCGCGTCACCGTCCTTGAGACACCAACCAGCCGAGCCGAGTGCACATGGTGAACGAACAACGCATCATCATCGCCGAAATGTTCGGCCCGACCTTCCAAGGCGAAGGTCCGACCGCCGGGACGTACAGCAGCTTCGTGCGCCTCGGACGCTGCAACCTCGACTGTTCATGGTGCGACACGCCCTACACGTGGGACTGGACACGCCACGACCCCACCAAAGAACTCACCGAGGTGCCCGTCAGCGCAGTCATCGACCACCTTCGACAGAAACCGCCCACCAACCTCATCATCACCGGCGGCGAACCACTCGTCCAACGTGCAGCGTGCATCGCACTCGTAGACCAGTGGGACGGCACCATCGAGATCGAAACGAACGGCACCATCCAACCGCCACGCGAACTACTCGACAGTCCACGCGTCCGCTTCAACGTGTCACCCAAACTGCTCAGCAGTGGCGTCGCCTACGAGAAGGCAATCAAACCCGAAGTGCTGCACCGCTACATCGACCACGCGCGCAGCCACTTCAAGTTCGTCATCCAACACCACGCCGACCTCACCGCACTCGACGACCTCATCCGCACCCTGCACCTGCCACGACAACGCACATGGATCATGCCCGAAGGTCGCAACATGCAAGACATCATCGACGGGTTGTGCTGGCTCGCGCCATACGCACTGGAACGACGCATCAACCTATCCAACCGGCTGCACGTTCAGCTCTGGGACGACAAGAGGGGCGTATGAAGCAACGCATCATCACATGGGAAGGGGTGCAGTACGCGGCCCGCACCATCGTTGACCAATGGGACACGCGCATCCGCAACGTGTACGGCGTCCCCCGAGGAGGCCTCATCCCCGCCGCACTCGTCGCCGCCTACGGCGGACACCGACTTGTCAGCACCCCCGAACTGCCCGACACGCTGATCGTTGACGACCTCATCGACAGTGGCACCACTCGCAAGCGGTACGCCGGGAAACCATTCGCCGCGCTCTACACCAAGGCGCACCCCGACGAGTGGTACGTGTTCCCGTGGGAAGCCGACACTGACGAACAACACGGCCCCACCGACGCCGTCATCCGCCTGCTCCAACACATCGGCGAAGACCCCACACGGGAAGGACTAACCGACACGCCCAAACGCGTCGTCAAAGCCCTCACCGAAATGACCAGCGGGTACAGCCACAACGCCGCCGACATTCTCTCCCGCACCTTCGACAACGACGGCTACACCGGCCTCATCGTCCTCGACACCATCGACTTCGTCAGCATGTGCGAACACCACATGCTGCCCTTCACCGGCACCGCCACCATCGGCTACATCCCCGGCAACAACCGCGTCGTCGGCCTCAGCAAACTCGCACGCCTCGTCGACATGTACGCTCGCCGGCTTCAAGTCCAAGAACGCATGACCGAACAGATCGCAGACGCACTAGAGCAACACCTGCAACCCGAAGGCGTCGGCGTCATCGTGCGGGCCACCCACTCCTGCATGACCTGCCGAGGCATCCGCAAACCACGCGGCGTCATGACCACCAGCGCCATGCGAGGCGCACTACTCGACAACGCTGCAACCCGCGCCGAGTTCACCGCACTCGCCAACTAGCAAGGAGACGCCATGCTGCTCGGCATCAAGGCACAAGGACACGACGGCAGCTTCGCCGTGATCGACGGCGACACCCTCATCCTTGCCGTCGAAGCCGAGAAGGTCGACAACCGCGAACGGTACGCGACCTACCCAGGACTCGACTGGACAGCACACCAACTTCGGCAACACCGCATCGACCCGGCAGACATCGACACCATCGTGTACGACGGATGGTGGAACGGCCCTGCAACCTACGACTACACCGACACCACCACGCACCGGCTCGCGCACACACTCTTCGACGGGCGACCCGTCCCGACCTACGCATACCCGCACGCCATCGGTCACGTCTACGGCACCTACATGACCCGACCGCCGCAATGGCACGGACCAACACACGTCCTCGTATGGGACGGCGGCATGTACGCCAACCTCTACCTCGTAGACGGCCCACACATCGAACGCAAGACCACCATCCTCCCCGTCACCGGCAGCATCTACCCAATCGTCGCATCGCACTGCGAGCCATACCGGCAAGCGTGGAAAGCCGTCGAACCACACATGCGAGGCACGCTGCCCTACGGCGAACCCAACTGGTCGCACTACAACCTCACCATCCCCGGCAAGGCGATGGCATACGCCGCACACGACGACCCCGACCCGCACATCGTCGACGCCTGGACCGACGCACTCAACAACGCCACCAACATCGACTCGCCCGTCGACGCCTACAACCTCGTCAACCAAGTCGCAGGCCAGTTCACCAACCTCGGCAACGGTGCAGCATGGATGAGCAGCTTCCAACATGCCATCGCCACCATCATCACCGAACGCCTCGCCCACATCACCGGACCGCTCTGCATGTCCGGCGGCAGCTTCCTCAACATCAAATGGAACAACGCCATCCGCACCCAACACCCCGACACATGGATCCCGCCCTTCCCCAACGACAGCGGCGGCGCAATCGGAGCAGCAGCCGCCCACCTCGCACACACCGCACCGCACCTCAACTGGAACGTCTACAGCGGACCACGCCTGCAACCCTCAAACGTCCCCGACGGATGGGCCACCATCGGCACCCTCACACCCAAACAACTCGGGGAACACATCGCACACACCGGCCAGCCGCACATCGTCCTGCACGGCAACGCCGAACTCGGACCACGCGCCCTCGGCCACCGCAGCATCCTCGCACCCGCCACCAACCCCGACATGCAAGCCACCCTCAACCACATCAAACGCCGAGAGTCCTACCGGCCAGTCGCACCCATCGCACTCGCCGACCACGCACCCACCTACTTCAACCCCGGCACCCCCGACCCCTACATGCTCTACGACCACCAAGTCAGGCCCGAACACCTCAACACCATCCCCGCCATCCGACACATCGACAACTCGGCACGCCTGCAAACCATCGACGCCACCCAATGTCCAACCACCACCGCCATCCTCGGCGGCTACGCACACGCCACCAACATCCCCGTCCTCTGCAACACCTCAGCCAACGGGCCAGGCATCGGCTTCTTCCCCGACGCCGCCAGCGCCATGCAATGGGGACGCACCGACTACGTGTGGGCCGACGGAACCCTGTACGCCTCTACCATCAAATGACATGGCACGACCACAGAAACTGACGCCCGACACACACGCCAAGATCGTCGCCTTCATCAAGACCGGCGTCACCAACGAAGTCGCAGCCAACGCCGCAGGCATCAGCGACACCACCTTCTACCGATGGATGCAAGAAGGCACCGACGCCGAACCCGACGACCCCCGACGCCAGTTTCGGGAGTCCGTCATGCGCGCGCGAGCCGAACGGGAGTCGTACCTTGCCGGGCTGATCGTGCAGGCTGCACCCAACGACTGGAAGGCGGCGGCGTGGCTGCTCGAACGTGGCCTCCCCGACCGTTGGGGAAGGCAGACCCGCACCGAAATGGTCGGCAACGGTGGCGGTCCCATCGAGCTACGAGCCGTGCCCGCACAACCCGTCGACGTGCGAGCAATGGAACAGCAACGCGCCATCATGGTCAGAGCCGGGCTGCTCGACGCGGCAGTGGCCGACGAGCTACCCGCCTACGAACCGCCCGACCCGAACAGCAACGGAAACGGCAATGGACACCACGACACCTAGACACGGACGCAGCCGGTACACAAACCACGGGTGCAGGTGCGACGTGTGCAAGCAGAGCGCCAACCTGTATCACCAGGCGTACAAGGCAGGCCGACGCAAAGTCGTGTGGGCCACCCGACACGAAGCCAACGAAGCCCGCGCCCACATCGACTACCTGACCAGCCACGGGATGCCTTGCTCCACCATCGCAGCGCACACCGACATCAGCTGCGCCACCCTGTCACGCATCCGCAACGGCAAGACCACACGCATCACGCGCACCGTTGCTCATCGCATACTTGGCGTGGGACTTCACCTTCTCCAAACCGCATGAACGCTGCGACGTTCGGAAGTCCGTGTATGGCATCGCCCGGTGTCGCACGCCTCACGCCATACGTTGCGCACGACCCGACGCCTGCACAGCGTGTGTTCCTACAGCTGCGATGCCGCGAGGCGCTGTTCGGTGGTGCAGCAGGAGGCGGCAAGAGCGACGGGCTGCTCATGGCCGCATTGCAGTTCGCCGACGTGCCCGGCTACGCCGCTCTGCTCTTGCGGCGCAGCTTCGCAGACCTTGCGTTGCCTGGCGCGCTCCTCGACCGTGCACGGGAATGGCTCGGCCCCACCGACGCGCGCTACTCGCCCAACGAACACACCTGGCACTTCCCGTCCGGTGCATCACTTACCTTCGGGTACTTGGAGTCGGCACGCGATCACCTGCGCTACCAGTCGGCCGAGTTCCAGTTCGTGGCGTTCGATGAAGTCACACAGTTCCCCGAGCATCAATACCGGTTCCTGTTCTCGCGTGTGCGCCGCCCAAGTCATGCCGATGGTGCAGCCGACGACGGCGTGACCCTTGCCGACGTGCCGTTGCGTATGCGAGCAGCGAGCAACCCTGGCGGTCCCGGTCATGAGTGGGTGTACCGCCGGTTCGTCAACCAAGACACACGCAACCCCGGCACGATCTTCATCCCGTCGCTCCTTGAGGACAACCCGTACCTAGACGCCGACGAGTACGAGCAGGCGCTGCAACTCCTCGACCCCGTCAACTACGAACGGCTGCGCCGTGGCGACTGGTCCGTCAAGGAAGGGGCCACCGTCTTCGACACCGATGCGGTGCAGTTCGTTGACGGCCCGTGGCCTTCCGACGACCGCCGCTACCGGCGCGTGCGCTATTGGGACCTTGCGTCCACGCAAGTCAAGGACGGCTACGACCCCGACGAGACAGTCGGGGTGCTGCTCGCCATCGACCTCGACACTGGCCTGGAGCGCATCGAACACATGGTCGCCATCCGTGCCGAGCCGCACGTCGTGGAGGCCACCCTGCAACGCACCGCCGACCGAGATGGCAGGGCCGTCAGCATCTTCATCGAAGAGGAGCCGGGTGCCAGCGGCAAGAGCCTCATCAGCCACTACCGACGCAACGTCCTGCGCGGCTACCACGTCACGGGCGACAGGCCCACCGGAGCCAAGGAGAACAGGATCCGCATGCTCGCCCCGACCATCAACAACGGTCACCTGTCGGTGGTCCGAGGGGCATGGTTGCAAGGCCTCCTCGACCAGATGGACGCGTTCCCACACGTCGAGCACGACGACCGCATCGACGCCCTCGCTGGCGCTCACTCGACAATCACTGCACCGACCTCTCGGGTCCTTGTCTAAGCTGAACGGTCGGCCTCGTCTAGCCTGGCAACGATGAACCCGCGCGAACAGGCCACGATGGCCACCATGCTCTTGTCGGGGGTGTGCGTCACGATAGGTGCAGGCCTCGCCGTCAACCCGGCAGTTGGCATCATGGTGTTAGGCGTCTTCCTGTTCTTGGTGGCGATGCTGCTCGGCTTCGACAGCGAGGACGGGAGTGGCGCATGAAGTTCCTGCCTTCCTTCGGTGACCGCACCGAACGCAAGACCGCCGAGATCGAACGGGCGTCAGGCCTCAACAAACAGAAGTTCGGGCGCGCGTACACGCCAGCCTCGACCATCACCGATGTCGAGAAGGCGGTACGGGAATCGTATGACCGCACGACGTGGGTGTTCCGTTGTGTGCAAGCCATCGCAACGAACCAGGCGCGGCTACCGCTTATCGTGCGGCAGGACGACCCAATGCGTGGCGCACTCATTGAGAACCACCCGCTGCTTCCGCTGCTCAACTACCGACCGAACATGCTGGAGTCTGCTGCACAGTTCCGTGCACGGCTGTCGGCACAGTTGCTCCTGTCGCCTCGCGGTGCGTTCATCGAGATGGTGCCCGACCGTGCAGGCAACGTCATGGCAATGCACCTCTTGCCGCCGCACAAGACCAGCGCCATCCCCGACCCCGACACGTTCGTGGCCTACTACGAAGTCATTGTCGGGCAGACGAAGATGCGCGTCGAGCCCGAGAACGTCTTGTGGTTGCGCAACCCGCACCCGCTCGACCCGTACCGCAGCATGACGCCCATCGAAGCGGCCGGTATCGCCATCGACACCGACTACCTTGCGCGTCTCTACAACGCCACCTTTCTGAAGAACGACGGCAGGCCCGGCGGGCTAATCAGCATCAAAGGCAACCTGCTCCCCGACGACGCCGATGAACTGAAGTCGTACTTCACGGGCGGTGCAGGCAAGGCCGGAGAGTGGCGTGTAATCGAAGCCGAAGGGCTGGACATTGCCGACATGGCAACAACGCCACGCGATGCGCAATACGTCGAGATGCGCAGCCTTACCAAGGAAGAAATCCTGCTCGCGTTCGGTGCCACCGAGACAGTCCTTGGCAACGCATCGGGCCAGACGTTCGCTAACGCCGACGCCGAACGTGAAGTGTTCTGGCAAGAGACAATGCTCGGCCACCTTGACCTTGTGGCCCCTTGACCTTGTGGCCTCGGCGTTCGACCAGGCCGACGGCGACCCGACCACGTTCGTTGCGTTCGACTTGGCCGGTGTCGAAGCGTTGCAGCGTGCAGAGCAAACACGCCGCGAGGAACTGCGCATGGAGTTCGCCGCCGGGCTAATCACCGCCGACGAGTACCGCGAGGCAACGGGCCGTGAACCGTTCGGCGAGGCGGGCACCACGTCGCTGTTCATTGGGTCCAGTGTGCTGCCGTATGCGGGCGGCATGGCAGGCGCGGTCGCACCGTCGAACAGCGAGGCGCAGAGTACGTCGGGTACGCAGAGCGCCACCGACGCATCGACGCCAGAGTTGCAGGCCGCGAGCGCAACACCTGCCGACGTCAAGGAGGTCGCCGCCATTGAGGGCGGCAGGTTTCCCGACGAGGCCAAGGCCGACCCGCCACCGCCACTAATCCCCGCTGCTGCCGCACGTCGGACAGGGCTGACACGCACCGAGCGGCGTTACCTTGCCGACCTGTACCTAGACCGGCAGGAGAAGATTGTGGTCACCGAGCTGCGCCGCTTCTTCGACCGGCAGGCGTCGGTCACGCTTGCACGCCTCGGCGGTCCAAAGGTCCGCAAGGGAACATGGCTCGACCGCTACGAGCCGACCGCGAAAGAGGTGGACGTGCGCCGCTTGTTTGACCCGTTCAAGTGGAACCGCGAACTGCGCGACATCATGATGCCCGTGTTGGAAGACGTGTATCGCGAAGCCGGTCAGGGCATGTTCGACACGTTCAACCCGGCACGGCCCGGCGTACCTGCGCCGATCTTCAACGTACAGACGCCGAACGTACGTGCAGCCTTGGAGCGACGTTTAGCGCGGCTTGACGGCGTGAACGGCGCGACGCTGGACAGGCTTACTCGTACGCTCGATCAAGGGCAGCAAGCAGGCGAAGGGTTCAACGACCTTGCCGCCCGGGTACAGCAAGTGTTCGATGATGCATCCCGTACCCGAGCCATGACGATTGCTCGCACGGAGGTCGCAGGGTCCGTCAACGAGGGGCAGCTGATCGCCGCCCGCGACGGCGGCGTGGTCAAAGGCAAGGAGTGGAACGCCTCGGGCGACGACCGAGTGCGCCCGTCACATGAAGACATGGACGGCGTCATCATTCCTATAGACGACTTGTTTGACGTAGATGGCACGATGATGGACGGGCCGGGCGACCCAGCGGGCGGCGACGAGTCTGTCAACTGTCGCTGTGTCCTCAACTTCGTGGTGGACCTCGACAACCCGGACACGTTCCTCGGTGACCTCCTCGGCTCGTAACGTCTGCTCGGCTAGCCTCTATACACGATCAGACCGCCCACAAGCGAGGCGCACATGACTGCCATCACTCCCGTCAGCCGTTCGGTTTCGGTGCCGACCCCGCTGGACACGAAGGTCATCGACAAGGCGCAGGGCGTCGTGCAGGCGCTCGTTAGCGTGTCGGGCAACGAGGACAAGGACGGCGACGTTGTCGTGCCGGGCGCAACGTCGCTTGGCCTCGCCCGCGTCACGCCTAAAGGCGTGTGGTCGCACGATTGGGACACGCCGGTCGCCAAGACGCTAAACGTCACTGAGGTGTACCCCGGCGACAAGAGCCTGCCGGGCGACCTGCTGGTCAACGGCTTCGGCGCCATGCGAGTGGACATGCAGTTCAACCTCGACAGCGCCGCAGGTCAGGAAGCGTTCTCGCAGGTGAAGTTCTTCGGTGACGCGCAGGAGTGGTCCGTCGGCTACGAGGTTGTGAGTGCAGTGCCGGGCGACACTGCCGACGCTGCCGTGATGGGAGCGTTGCAGCGGATGGGGGAAGCGTCCATGTCGTGGTTCGTGTCGAACGCCAAGAGCCTCGGTGCACCCGGTCGGTTCATTCTCGACTGGACGGTGTACGAATATTCGCCGGTGCTGTTCGGTGCGAACGGTCTGACCCGCACCGAGTCCACCAAGACCGCGCGCAAGGACGCCGACTCGGCGGTGTTGGATCGGCTGTCAGGCGTCGAGCGCGCCATCGAACGGATCGTGGTGCACCTCGGTGCCGACAACGCCGAAGAACCGCCGTCGAGGACGCACCCAAGAGCGACGAGCCGGAGGTCGAAGTGGCAGAGGCAGAGGCAGAGGCCGAGGTGGAAGTTGCCGAGGTCGAAGTGGTCGAGGCAGACGCCGAGGTCGAGGTCGAGGCAGACGCCGAGGTCGAGGTCGAAGCTGACGCCGAGGTCGAGGTCGAGGCAGAGGTGGCAGACACCGAGGTCGAGGCCGACGACCCCGAGACGGAGAAGGCGCTGCTCAACCTTGAGCAGTCGATCAACGAGGTGTACGGCATCAAGGCCGGTCGGGTGCTCGCTGCTCGCAACGTGCAGCGGCTGGAGCGTGCCGTCGGTGCCCTCACCGAGATGATGGACGAGGTTGCTAAGGGCACCGAGGGCGACGAGCCGAAGGCGGCAACGCTTGCCGACGACGCTGCCCTGATGGAGATGGAGATGGCACGCGCCCTGCTCTAGTCTCAGCGTGTGCGTCTCTCCGACATCGCCTCGCCCCCGCCGCCCGAGTCGCCCGCCGACTGGAACGACAGCGGTGTTCTCATCATCAAGAACTTTCTTACCGACGAGCTAATCGACGACTACATCAACGAGTGGCTCGACGCTCATTGGCTGTCCAATCGGTACCAACGTGTGCGGTCGCACGCACAGTGGAAGTGGCGCGACGGTGCAGGCGGCGGCTGGCAGTACGACACGCCCTACATGGAACATGCGGCGCTGCGCGCGCTGTGCTGCCACGAACGTCTGGCTGGCACGCTAGAGGCGCTGCTCGGCGAACCGGCAGGCGTGCACCTCAACCTGACCGGGTGGGTCACAACGGGCCGTGACTGGCACCAAGACTCGTACCTGAACCCGCCGCACGTCGGGGACTACTACGCCGCCGTGTGGTTCGCGCTCGACAACATCGACGCCGACAGCGGACCGTTCCAGTATGTGCCCGGCTCGCATCGTTGGCCGCAGGTTACGCAAGAGGCCATCGGCCGGTTCGTGAACCTGGCCGACCGGCGGTGGCCTGCACAGTCCGAACAGATCCTGACGCCGCTCTTTGCGGAGGAGATCCACAACCGGCGTGCCGAGATCGTCACGTACTTGCCGGAAG